GTCCCTCGCCCCTCAGAGGGGGCTTCGTAGGTCAGTGCCTACAATCTGATAATAGCATTTGGATTGAGTAAGGCTCATTCTGGTTCTAGTAGTATACTACTATTTTTGCCGATGAAACTGACCATTCCCTCTGGTTGTTCCCTGTTACTATCACGGGCCCGTTTGAGCCAATAAAAAAAGCCCCTTGCGGGGCTTTGAAGCCAGTCCGTCTGGCTCTATGCGTATACCTTCTCCCTGGCTCCCCTCGCCAGGTAGACTCGGCCAGCCGATGTCTGGCCTGGCACCCGTTGACGAAGCGGGGAATCCTTGCCCCCTACCTCAGAGGTAAGGGCTGCTCCCCACAGGGCCTGCCAGCCCTTCTCAACCTCGGCCTGTCTGGCCTTTGCCTTGGCCTTTGCGGTCCGCTCCCTGTCTCGCAGGGTCAATCGGCAGGACCTGATGAGCCCTGCCAGGTAGCGTGCGGCCACCTTCATTTCCCCCAGGGACAGGGCTCCTGGTTGGGACGAGGTGCAACCTCCCAACCCAGTTCGGCTGGCCCCCTTCTTCGTAGCGGACCCGGCTTTCCGCTCCGCCCGTGAGCGGGCCATCTCCCCCTTGACCCATGCCAGCATAGCCCGGGGTTCGGTTCCCGTGCTGGCCGGGCAAGCAGCCAGCACCAACCTAACCTCCTTGGGCACGTCGGATTCTCGCACAGCCCCGAATCGGAGCTTGGCCCCCTCTTCGGCAAACTTTCTCCACAGGGGTAGACTCTCGCCAGCTTCCGCCCAGGCAGACCCCAGGCCTGGGCCCACCTTGGGGAAGAGGGAGGGAGCAACATCCAGCCCTTCCGCTTGAAAAATTTTAACTCCCTCGAAGCGAAGGACAGGCAACCCCCCTTTGGGGCTTGGGGGCTTCGGCCCCTGGATATCGGTTAGGAGTTTCTCGGCTCTCTGCCACCTCTGCCCGTTCCATCCCATCCCCTGAAACTCTGCATAGTCGAACCAGAAACCCAGGGGCATGGTCCCCATACCCAGATCGCCAAGCCTGGTTCCTACATAGAGGGGTTCCGCCCCTCTCCATTCGGCGGTGAACACCTCGTGGCGGGTTTGACTGGTGACGAAGCGGCCCAGGGGCGCGAACCCCTCGAGGGACAGAACAGCATTCATCGGGTGAGACATCGGGACTCCTTTGCTACCGAACCTCCTCGTCCAGACGAGTGAGGGTTTACCGGAGGTAATTCCTTCGCCAAGATTGAGTAGGACTCATTTCAATGCGTCTAGTATATCCGTCTCATTTTTGCCGGGGAAACTGACCACCCGCCAGGTGAGCCAGGACACGGGTGAGGTGACTGCCGTGCTGACCAAGAAATCGGCCAGCAACAACAGCCCCGGCGGCCTTACTCAGAATCTGACCTGCCATTGAATTTCGTGCGAGAAAAGAATGATAATTATTCAATTCAGGAATGTGATACTAATATATAAAGATACTCGACGTCAAGATGAATAATCTTCATTGAAAGATTCTCAATGTGAAGATACCCCGTTTCAAGTATCTCGATGTCAAGATGAATAATCTTCATTGAAAGATTCTCAATGTGAAGATACCCCGTTTCAAGTATCTCGACGTCGAGGGACCCGTAGTGGACTCCTGTTCACCGGAACGCGCATGTGCAGAGCGGCCGGGAGGACGGACCCCCGCAGGGGGGCCCCCTACCCTCCCCCGTGTCCGGTTGGAAATTTTTTAACAACAGCATCCGGTACATATTAACTGCTCATATAAAAAGAGCCCCCTCGCGGAGGCCCCTCAATTCACTGATATATTATTTGCGCTTCTTGCGCTCGCTGTTGCAGGTGACACAGTATCGCTTCATTTTTCCCTGGCTGCTTCTCATCGCCCAGTTGTTGTGCCCCTGCTTGCACAGCTCCCTATCCCGGTGCCACCCCTTCCCCGACTGGTCAGGCACCCCATGTTCCAGCAGGTCGACGATGCGCTCCAAAAATTCACTCTTACTCAGGGAAGTCACAGCCCGCTACCTTCAAATTTCTTCAACTCAGGGTAGTCCATCTTGGGCACCTTGCCCCGCCGAAAATACCCGTTGGCTCCAGCCCACCCCAAAATTCGCTCCGTCGTATCCGAGGTGTCCTTCAGGTGCCTCATCCTGTGCGCTTCCCTGCAGTAATATCTCAGCCACGCCCGCCTTCTTCGGCACTGCTCTCGTAGCTTACGTCGCCAGTTCTTGCCATAAATCACCGAGGGGTGGCAGATGCAAATATACTCGTCTCCACACACGGGGATGGTTCGGCACTGGTCTATGGCCTGCCGAAGATGGGCCATTGAGAATAACTCACTCATGCCTCCGCATCGCATCCTGGACAGGTGGGCGTGTCTCTCGCATCGTCAATGTGCCAGGAGTGTTGGCAGTTTCTCAGCACGGCCGTGTCCCAGTCCTGGCCCCCCCTCTCCTCCAGCTTTTTCATCTCGACCAGGCTTTCCCAGGTGGGTAGGACTTCTGTAGCCCAGCCCAAGGTTACGTGGACCCTGTTAGGCATCTGGCTGGGCCGGATAGAGGTGATGGTGTGAGGTTTCCCGTCCATCAGGATGGTATCCCCTGCCTGTATGCCCGTCTCTTGCAGCATCCTCTTGAACTCATCAACTGGCTCCTGGGTATCCTTGGGCAGGGTGCCGACCAGCTTGACCTGCACGGACCCCTTCTCCTTCTTGGGCTGAGGCTCAGGGCTGTTGGCCACGTTCAGCGCAACCAGGCACTGTGTAAGAAACTCCCTTCCTTCGGCCAGCTCCATGATGTGTAGGCAAGGGTGCTCGTTCCCTCGCTTGGAAATAAACGTGATAGTGCCCTGTCCGTCCTCGATGACAGCTTTCAGGTTGACGTGCTTGGTTAGAGGGATAGCTTGAATTTCAGACATAGTAATCTCCTTCTCGGGCAGTTTAGTATGAAGTAGGGGTTGTTGCATAGGTAGGTTGGTGCTATTCTGCTCAGACCAACCTGGAAGGAAGTTATTATATGAGGCAAGGTATACTGGACCTGCAGACCGACCCGGACTACACCAACATCACCACCCTGGAGGATGGCAAGACCCAGATCGTGGTCAGCACCAGCCGAGTGGATGGAGTCGCCACCTGTCGGGTGAAGGTCCAGCACAAAGACAAGCTGGCTCAGGAGATTAGCCAGGAGGACATGATGCGGTTCGCCAAGGACCTGCTGCTGGGACTGTTTCTCACCACGGAGATTCCCGCCGAGATGGTCCCCGAGCAAATCCGCAGCTCTCTGCGGGTGTCCTCCCACTGGGTGCGCGAGCAGGCCCAGATCATCCTGCCCATGATGATGCAGAAGCTCTTGGACATCGAAGTCATCGACGGCAAGGTCTTCATGATTGACTTGGGCTACAAGCCTAATATATTATCATCGGGCCTGGTGGATGCACAGGGCAAGAAGCAGGATAAGTGGCTGGGCTCCTTTCGGCCCGTCGTTATCCTGAACGAAGTGCAGAATATGCCAGAGAACGTAGGAGTACCGCCGCATGAGTCTGTCAACGAGGGACGAGCTGAGGCTCATCAGCACATCGCTTCGGCAAGCCCTGCTGAAGTTATCCCAATTGGAAGCAAAGCTCGACAACCTGAGTAGACGGCTCGACCACGCGGACTACATCCGCACCCAACATCAAAAGGAGAACTAAGTCATGCCTAATTTCTTGAGTCTCGCGGAAGTCGCGAAGAAGCTGCACACCTCGGTCACGGCGGTGAAAAAGATGATCAAAGACAAGCGCCTGGAAGCCGTGCCCATCAATGCCATGACCACGGTGGTGGACGAGGATGCTCTGACCCGCATCAAGCCCCTCGTTAAGAAGGCCTCCCCCAACAATACCAAGGGGTTGGAGGCTATCAAAGCCTACCAGGCCAGCAAGAAGGCCGAGAAGGAGAAGCCGGCCAAGAAGTCCGTCTCCAAACCTCCGGCCAAAAACGGCAAGGCGGAGCAGGAACCCGTCGCCGCCCAGTAGAACCTCCGGCCAGGACATCATCCATTGGTAGAGGTAGAGCCCCCTGACGCAAACCAGGGGGCTTCTTTTTTTCTCAATCTTCGGGTATGCTCTGGCGGATGAGTAGTAGATCAGTATCCCCATCTCTTGAATTTGAGTATGAGCAATTCCGCAACATGCCCGACCCGTTCGGGATGGCCGACGAAATAGCCAGCGCCCGCACCCTCCTGATCGAGTTCCGCGAGGCGGTCGAGGCGCAGAGCGAAGAAAAAATCTCATTCTTCGCCAAGGGGGTTGCTCGAGCGGCTGGCCACGTCGTGCAGAACATCGTCGGCCACGCTCTGGGAGTTCCCGCTGAGGATAGGGGCACCAATGAGAACCTGCAGCGGCTGGTGAAGGCCGTGCAGCGAGCAATGGTAGAGCCGGTCTGCAACCTCTACGAGGAAGTCTTCGGCCCGGTGTCCCGCATCACGTCGGACCAGGCCCGCACCATGACGATCATTCTCAAGACCATCGGTGACCTGGCAGAGAAGTTCAAGAAAATGTCCGAGGGTGTCTCGCTCAAGGTTGAATACAATGGCGAGACTCTCGATATGATGGCCAAGTTTCTGGCCATTTGCGTCCTGCCCTACTGTTCCGCCGAGCAGAAGGGTATCATCGGGGACCAGTCTATGCGATTCCTGCCGCAGTATATGGCAGACATGGCGTTGGCTCAAGGCGAGGTCGTAGAAGTTGAGTAAGGACTTCGTCAAGCTGTTCAGAGGAGAAATCCCTCCGTTACAGTCGATATTTTTTGCCAAGATGGGGGAGATGCTCAAGAGCAACGCCCAGTATGCCGAGATTTTCGCCAAGCGGTTCCAGCCCAACCCCAAGCAGCAGCAGCTTTTCGACATCTGCGACTACTCCGATGTGCCCCCTGAGTGTGACGGCACCCAGCTCCCCATCCACGTCCAGTGCTATGGCCCAACCGGCTCCTCTAAGTCTTACGGCGTCATTGCCTACGTCCTTCGGCAGCTCCTCAACTACCCCGGCATTCAGGCGCTGTGGGTGCGCCAAAAGCTGGGAGACATCAAGAAGTCCGCCTGGAAAGACGTCAAGAAGTTCCTCAACACCTACGGCATCCCGTTTGAAAAGAATGAGACGGACTTAACCATCAAGCTCCCCAACGGGTCGAGCATTGTGATGTCCTCCGACCTGGCACTGACCCCCAGCGGGTCAGACAAGGCCGACTCTCTCGGCTCTACCGCCTACTCGTTCGTGGTCTTTGAGGAGGCCGACAGCATCCGCGAGACGACGGCTATCACGATGGCGGGCCGTATGCGCGAGGCGGTGGGCAACTTCCGCAAGGTTCTCTTCTATATCTGCAACCCTCCCGACGAGTTTCACTGGCTCTACAAGTGGTTTTGGGGCTCCGACAACGACCCTAACGACCCGCTCAGCCGTTACCGCACCCTGAAGTTCGACGTGCGCGACAACGTGAAGCACGTGGGCGAGGCCTACCTCAAGGGCATCGAGCAGGACTTCGCCCGTAACCGGTTCCTTCAGAAGCGCCTGGGCGAGGGCGAATACGGCATCGTGCCGGCCGGCACCCCGTATTTTATGGACTCTTTCTACGACCACATCCACGTGCAGGACCTGCGGGTCGAGAACAAGGAAGGCCAGAAGGTTTTCAAGTGGAACCGCATGTATCCTATGCAGCGGGGTATGGACCCAGGCCATCGAGGCATGTCGATGATTGTGATGCAAGAGGACCCGGAACTCAAGCAGCTCCGCGTGTTCATCGCTCGGCTGGTGCAGGATACCCACCTTGAAGCCTTCCTTTCGGAAATCCTCCCTGAGATGAACAGGCTGTTTCCGGGGGCCCAGTGGGAAGACTTCGTTGACACCGCCTCCAAGCAGAAGACGGCCAACTCCGACAAGAGCTGCCTGGACATCATGCGAGATTTCGGGATGCGGCCGAGGCACAAGCCCATGTCGGTCAACCTGGGATTGAATATTACTAACCGTCTGCTGCGCACCCAGCAGTTCGGACGGCCTCGCATGGTGGTTGATCCCTTCGGCGCAAAAATTCTCATTCAGGCCTTCCAGGGCGGATACTGCCGAGACACGAACACAGATCGTCCGATTAAAGACGGAGTTTATGACCACGTGATGGACGCCTTCCGCTACCCGGCGGCTCACCTGTTTGACCTGGGAGATGGGGGCGATCTGAAACTTCGCCATGCCGAAAGCTACATGTCCTTGGAGGAAAAGTGGAACCCGGTGCCGTCTTATGGTACAAATGTCTTTGCCGAGCCGGCCGCCCCTCTGAACTGGGCTCCCTCCATCGGCCAGACCTCGTTTCAAAATCCTTATAGGAGACGGCGATAATGGCTTTCGTTCTTCCCCCTCAGAACTACATCACAGGCCCTGGCGACCTGGACGCCATTCTGAAGGATTTGTCTCCCACGCCCGAGCTGATGGAGCGGGAGCCGGCCGACCTGGATGAGCAGGAGCAATACAAGCGCGATCTGGTAGCCTGTATCCGCCGTTGCTGGGACCACGAATCCTCTGCCAACTTTGACCGCTGGGACAAGATTGGCAAGGCCTGGGAGCTGGTCAACAACAACTACTCCTTCCCCGGCGACCCGGACCTGTCCGACATGCGCACCCCCGAGACTTTGATGATGGTCAAGCAGATCGCGGGCGTCCTCTTCTCGATGTTTGAGCTATCCTCCACCGACTGGTGGGAGCCCCGCACCAAGGTGGTTTCCAAGCAAGCCTACGTCAACCTGGTCAAGGACCTGGTCAACGACCACCTGGACAACCCTCGCTGCAACTGGTGGAACACCGTGGAGGAGGGCCTGGACTCTCTCATCATCACCGGACACGTGACCACGATGGTGGCCATCAAATATGGCGACACCTTGCAGCTTGGTCAGGGAGGGCCGAAGGACGAGGAGGTCGACGAAGCGGAGCTGAGCAACACCCTCTTCGGCCTATTCCAGGACGCACCCGAGGGCTCGGACAAACCCTTCATCCCCAACAACAAGCTACCTCTGTTGCACTTCCGCAACCTGCCCACCGAGTGCGTCAACAAAGACACCAGCTCTGAGTGCATGTATCACGTCTGGAGCATGGACCTGCCGGTGGGTTTAGTATTTCTCAATGCTGAGAAGATGGGCTGGGACAAGCAAGCTCTGCTGCGCTCCAAGGACAAAGGCTACCTGGCCAACACCTCCGCCGACTCCTTCGTCACCTCGGCCCGCATTGACCGGCCTCGTGCTCTGGACAAGTCCACCAACAAGCTGATGCGCTTGACCTTCCACGAAGGCACCCTGGTCGACCTGGACACCGGAGCCTTGCTCTATGAGAAAAAGTACACGGTCATGGCCAATGAGTGCGAGATCGTTTACGGGCCTTCGGACATCCCCTGGTGGGACAACGAGCCCACCCTGGTCGACGCCCCGTTCCTGCCCCTGGCCCATGAGACGTATGGCCGAGGGCTCATCTCGGAGAACACCGATACCCTCCTCATGAGTGCCAACATGCTGAACCAGATGCTGGACTATCTGAATGAGGCCCTGTCCGGTGCCTACGAGTATGACCAGGACCGCATGCGCAACGAGGGACAGCGCACCGACCTGAAAATTTATCCACGCCAGTGCATTCCGGTGGAGTCTGGAGAGGGCAACGCTCCCCCCGTGGTGCGCCGTATTCCGATGGGAGAGGTGGCCAACTCTGCCTGGCAGGTGGCCCAGGCCCTGGACCAGCGTAAGGTTTCCGTCATGGCCAGCACCAACATCGGGGGCTCCCCTCGGCCTCGCGGGCGCATGACCACGATGGAACGTAAGGAGAGCCAGACCACCGGAGATTCTCTCTGGCGTCAGGTGTTCCGCTCCATCCAGAATCGCTGGCTGGCCCCCATGCTCCGTCTCTCTTTCTTGAGACTGCTTCAATCTTACCCGCAACCTCTGTGGAAGTCTTACGTCATGGGGAAGCTGGAACAACTCCTGATGAACGACAAGTCCTTGGACGAAGCGGGTAAGGCCAAATGGACCGAGGCCTACACCAAGGCCGCCAACTGGAGCAAGGAGCAGCGATACAAGGAGCTGGGCTCCACGTTCACCTTCGTGGTGAAGGTCTTCTCTTCGCCCATCGAGCGGCAATCCCAGGTGGAGAAGGGGGCCTTCCTCATCCGCAACCTGGCGGCCGTGCCTGGTCTTATCCAGTCGGTGGTCAACATGCGCGAGTGGGTTCGGGAAATGGTGGTGGCCCTGGGCTACGACCCTGAAAAAATCCTGAACAAGGTAGACCTGAACCCCCCTTCGGCCGAAGTGTCCAACCAGGTTAACCCCTTTGAGGACGATGACGACGATGTGCCCAACGTGGCTGGAGGCCTTGGGTCCTTGCCAAGCCCTGGTATTTCTGGTGGAGTAATGCCGGGAGGTCCCATCAGCGATACCCCTCAGGCCCCTGGGCCGCCCCCGATGTAGGAAGGAGAAATTTTCATGGAAGATAATAAAACGTTTCCTCCGGTAGTAGATTTATCTACCCGAACTGAGTTACGATGGACCAACCCGCTCCAGCCGCTGAGGTTGGACGGAGGTCCAGCGAAGGCAGGCCCACCCCAAGAGGCTCCTACGATGAAAACCTTCTTGGGACAGCAAAGCCAGAAAGTAGAGGAGTAAGTCATGGAGCAGTTCACCAAGTTCACCAGCCCTAGCAAGCGTGGCGCTGACCAGCAAACCACCTTCGTGCAGGTGAAGTACCCGGAGACGGCCGGCGAGCGCGACTTCCCCCAGGCGATGACCACCAGCGCCAGCCGGGGCGAAGACAACTTCGACAAGATTCGGACGGCCAAGTAAGCAGCCATGCTGTTTGACCTGGAACTTCAGCCATCAGAGTTGGGCGAGAAGGCCCTTTCGGCCGCACTCATTTCCCAACGCGATGATCTGCTGAAGCGTCTGTCTGAGGCCCCGCCCAATTTGGAAGCTCTGCTTCTTCTGCGGGCGGAGGCTTCTGTCTTGAAACGGATGTTCAAGGATTACCGCACCCTCATCGAGACGGAGCGGGAGAACCAGAAGCAGAGGCACCAGCGCAGCGGGAATAGCCTGCTGTCGGGCCTGACGAGAGGAAGATAGCATGGCATTCGGAACTGGCGGAGGACTTTTTGACAAGCCCGCTGACAACCAACCCAGCGTGGAGGAGTTGCAGCGCAAAGTGGCAGTCCTCGAAGAGAAGAACAAGGGTCTGCAGGAGCAGAATAAAATTCAACGAGACTCCTGGTTGCAGCTCAACCAGACCAATGCCGAGCAGCAGCGCATCACTCGCGAGCTATTGGCCAAGCAGGTAGCCCATCAGCACCCGGCTGCCGCCCCGGTGGCCCCGGCCACCCCCGCCTCCGACAAGTGGGAAGACATCGTCAACACCATTGCAGGGGGTGCTCCGTCGCAGCCCAATCAACCCCCCGCCTCGGCCCTGACCCCGGACATCCTGAAGCAGGTGGTCCGCACCGTCATCCAAGAAGAAGGCCAGCAGGCAGACCAGGCTTACAACGAGGAGAAGAACTTCCTCGTCCAAAAGAGCAACGAGTTCCGGGTGGCTTACCCCGACTTCGCTGGCAATGCTGCCTTCACCAAAGAGGTGGACCGAGCCTATGCCGAGTTGAAGCAGAGAGGGCTCCATCACACCCAGTGTTGGGACCTGGCTCTCCGAGAGGCCGCCCACATCCACGCCAACTACCAGCCGCGCCAGCAGCAACAGCAAAAGGAGCAGCAGCCTCCGGCCCAGCAAGGGCAGCAGCAGGTTCCCGGAGCCCAGTACATTTTCCCGATGGGCATGACCGGTGCCGGCCAGGGATCCCGGGGTAAGCAAAACGATAACCTCATCATTGATATGCGTCCTCCCGAGGAGCGTTTCAAGGATGCGGCCGAAGAGGCCCGCGCTTCTCGTGAGGAACGAGCCCATCGCTTCTTCGGCACGATGCCCACCAAACGGTAGACGAAAGATTGAATTTTAGTTAATATCAACCGAATCCGTTCTCGCATGATGTAGTAGGAGGACCACGCCGGCTCGACCGGCCCCTGCCGAGGTATCGCGAGGAGTAATCCTTAGCGAATCTCATTTAGGAGGGTCTTTTTACCCATGATGACCAAAGCCAGTTTCTCCCCGGTTACACCCCAAACGGGTGGCTGGTGGACCTTGAAGCTCTCGCGGAACATCCGCGTGGCTGGACAAACCAAGCAACGTTTTCGCCAGTTCGCCCGTATTCAGGAAGAGTTCGGCCCCCACGAAGGCGACACGTATCAAATCACCAAGGTCGGCAACCTGAACGGTCGCGGCCAGATCATCGGTGAGTTCGGAAACGTTCCCATCGCTGACTGGTCCACGACCTACACCCAGGTCACCAGCGCCTGGCTGACCAACTCCATCTCCCTCTCGCAGGAAGCGGACCTCTTCAGTGAGCTGTCCGTGGTGGACGCCGGTCTGATCGCCCTGGTCAATGAAGCGAACTCCAGCCTGGACCTCCTGGCCGGCGCTCCCTTCAAGAACTGCGACGCCATCTACACCCCCACCGGCACGATGGCCAGCAAGTCCTATGTCATGTCCACCACCGGCACCCCCGGCGCGGTGGCTACCCGCAACGTCACCCTGTGGGACCTGCGCAACATCAACGACATGCTGCGCACCACCTACAAGGTTCCGTTCTGGGAGAACTCCGACTACATCTCGGTCATGAGCCCCCTGGCTCTGCGCGGTATCCGAGAAGATGCCGACTTCATCGACATCATGAAATACAGCATGCCCACCAAGCTGCTGAACTCCGAGGTCGGTAAGGTCGAGAACTTCCGCATCGTCGAGGAAACCAACGTCCTCGACAACGCCCTGGCCAGCGGTCTGCTGGGCGAGGCGGTCTTCTTCGGCTATGACCCGGTGGTCGGTGTCGAAGTCTATCCCTTCGAGTTGCAAGCTGCGGTTGCCGACCCCTATGGCCGCTTCCGCAACATCCGCTACGTATGGCGCGGCGGCTACACCCGGACCTGGACTTATGCCACGGACGGCGAGCTGCGCATCATCCGCCTCGGCAGCCTGTAATTTCGAAAAGATAAGGAGAAAAACTCAATGCTTCGTACACCCGCCGAAGGCCGCTTTCAAACGATTCACGTCCGGGAAGCTGCCTCCAATCAAGACCTCAAGGGGGCTACGGCCGACTTGGTGCTGTGGCCGGTTACCCACGAATTCATCCAGCTCACTCAGTTTGGTATGAACTACATGGTAGCTCCGGGTGCCGTGTCTACTCCCGGCGTAGTTCAGCTCTGGATTCAACGCAAAGACAATGGCGCTCTTGCCATCGCCAATGCGTTGGCCACCCTGAGTTTCGACAGCACCAAAGTCATCTACGGTGTTCAGGTGGCCAATGCTTCCTACGGGTTGAACGCCGGGGGTGCCACCATCCCCTCGACCCGCAACTTCCCTCTGGCCGTGCGAGGCGATGTTATCGTGCTCAAACTGACCACGCAGGGTGCTGGTGCCGGCGCTCAAACCTGCCGGCCCTGGTTCCACTTCCGCGAAATGCCTGCTGGCAGCGTCCAGGGTTAAGGAGTAGCCTATGTTTGATCCCAAAAAGCCAGACTATCGGTTCGCCGGAAACGACGGGACCAAGCCGATTATCATCCAGGATGGGCGGGTCTATGACCTGAACGGGCAAAGCCTGGATGAGCAGTTTGCTTCCGACAGCACCGCCGAGAACCTGATTACCTGGCTGCACCGGAAAGGCTACTGCTGCACCCCTGAGGCCCGTTCCAACATCATCCGTGAAAAACGCCGCGTTGTCCTGATTCGCCAATCCGAGGAGCTGATGCGTCAGAACCAACGGATGATCGAAGAGGAAACGGCGCGTATGGAGCGGTCGTTGGAAGAATCTCAGCTCGAAATGCAGGCTCAGGTGGAACTCCATCTGCGCCGGCCCGAGGCTGAGAAGCCTCCCATTCAGTTGACCGCTGCCGAGCAGGAACTGCTCAGTGGCATCAACACCCTCCCGGACCCTCCCTCGATGGAGGATTTGGCCCCTGAGGAGATGGACGAGCTGAAGGCGGTTGTAGCCCCTCGTGGCGCTGCCAAGCCCAAGGCGGCCCCCAAGAAGAAGTAAGAGGTAAGAGGCGTGGCGCTTGAGCCCCAAACGATTGAATCGGCCCTGGCACAGATCAGGGGAAGATTCCAGCGAGCATCTTCGGCCTGGGACACCTATGCGGAAACGAATGTGGAGTCCTGGATTGACGATATTTGCCGGATGTATCCCTGGTGGTTCCTAACGACCAATCCGGGGACCTTGCTCCGCGCCTCTTTCCCTTACACCAGCATGTCCACGCCAACTGCTAAGGCCGGCAGTTGGCTGGACATCGGCTGGCTTCGCACCACAGCCGGCCAGCAGGTTTACGACATCTACGCGGTGGCCGACGAGAGCGGGTATTATGCCGCTCCCAGCGATACTTCCAAGTGGCATTTGGCCCTGTGCCAGGAAGTTCGCTTCCTTTACGAGTTTGACAAGGACGGTTGCTTCTTGCAGGACCTGGACATCCAGGATGACGTGTCCGCGCTCACCTTCATCGGCTACAGCCAGCGGGCTCGGCCCTGCCAGGCGATGTGGCGGAGCCTCGAAGACCGGTCCCAGATCGTTTTTGACCCCATCCCCGACGATGCTTACCTCTATGCCGTGAGTTTTACTCAATCTACGACCCCGATTTACACCACCGACGCCGGGATCAGCCACCGCCACAAGCTGCTGAACGTCATTCCCGAGGCTCTGGTGCAGTATGGCATCATGCAAGGGGCTCAGTTCTTCGACGAACCGGGGCTGGGACAGCAGGCCGAGAAGGCCTTGATGGGCAATCCCCCCAACTTGCACCTGCCTCGCAGCAAAAAGGCCTCTCTCGGCCTCCTGGACACCCTTCGCAACGACACCGCGAAGCGTCAGACCCAGTATGAGCAAGAGAAAATGCAGATTTTCCGCTCCAAAAACGCCGCTTCTGGGCGATACGGGTCGGTCGACAACCTGACTATGGCTCAAAAGTACAACAGTCGCTACTGGAGAAGGTCGATCTACTAGTGGCAGGCGAGCTTTTTGACAGCAAGTCCAAGACTTTTTCGTTGGGGGACCTGGGTAAGGGCCTCTACACGGACTGCAACCTGTTTGAAATCCCTCCAGGGGGTGCCGCAGCCTGCAACAACGTGCTGTGGACCGATGGATACCTTCGTGCGCGCCCTGGACTGGCTGAAATTTACACCCCGAACCCCTTCGTCGGCTCCCTTTGTCACCTGGCTCTGTATACCGACTTCGCTAACAACGTTACTTTGATGGCCGTTACCCGGCCCACTCCGTCGACTCTGAACGTTTATGCCTATGTGACTGGCTGGAACCTGGTTCTAGGAGGCTTGGCAGGCGATGCAGACATTCCCATTACTTCTTGCAACTTCAAAGGCTACTGGTGGGTTACAACGGGCGCTGGAGACATGTACCGTTTCGACGGCACCACCCTTTCGGCTGTCCAAAGTCTTCAGTCAGTGGCAAGGTTTAAGCTGTTCGACCGTCCTCGCATTGTGGTTGCCGGGGATAGCCGCCTTTTTATCGCTGGGTGTCACACTTCTAACGATGGGACGGGGTCAGGGGACTTCGTTTCCTACCGTGTAGCCTGGTCAGACTTCCTGTTGGGGGAGGTATGGGGCGGTGGTGTAGGTGGAGGTAGTTCTGGTTATGTCGATTTCGCCCAAGACTCTGCTCCAGTATCAGGGATGTATTACAGCAATTCATCTCTTATGGTCTTCAAGCCCAATGCAATCTACCTTGGGTATGCGGCAGGTCCCCCTAAGACTTACGACTTCCGACAGTTCGTGTCAGGTGTGGGTTGTATCAGCCATCAAACCATCAAAAGATTCCGCGAAGGGCAGATCATCTGGCTAGGTGATGACGACATTTACGTCGGAGGACCTGGAGCCAATCCTACGCCTATTGGTAGTAGGATTCGTCCTCGCATCCGGGCTGCGGTTTCTCTCCCGACTATTAATCAGTCTATTGCTGTGATCGACCAGCAGAACTATTTGTACCATCTCATCATGCCCGCAGCCTCTCATGCTCGGGTATCGGCTACTTTCACAGTCAATCTGAGAAATGGCTCCTGGTGGGAGGGAGGTTTTACGATCCCTTCTCTGGATATAGGAGCTGCCGTAGAGTTTCGTTTATCTCCTTGGCGCACTCGCCAACTTATTGGGGGCTCTAATGCTATCTACGATTATGACCTGGCCAATACTTCTGACAATGGGACTGCATTTCAATGCAATTGGCGGTCTTCTATGGCTGCCGTTAGACGACTTACGAACCAGGCCACTGAGCAGGCCACGATTGAGCATATACGGGTTCAGGCCTTGCTGGGGACAAGTAAGTCTGTAGGCCTTTCTGTGTTGCAAGGCAACGGTATGGACCGAATGGTGCTCACTTCCTTCGGCACCCAGCTCATTGATGGCTCCTCCGACCCTATGACCAGTGAACGTCCCTTCGCTGCAGAACATTTTCAGGTCCAGTTAGATGCTGCGGGCAGTGCTTTCCCTCTCATTGCTGAGCTGGGAGTATCCTTTAAGCTCCGTTCGCAGACTGCCAGGAGGGCTTAATGGACCTTCTACGCCCATACAACCCCCTAGAAAACGCTGGTAGCCTGGAGTCTAAGGCTCCTCAACCCCAGCCGCTGTTTAAAACAACGGTGGCTGGGGTTTCAGGGGACTGGCCTATCATCTACCCTGTGCCCGAAGGTTCTTATGTCCAACTCAACGAGATTCTTCTCTTCAATGGCACCGCTGGAGACATAGAATTCCGCTTTGCTTTTCTGGATACCGACGACGCGGTTCCTTCCGGGACCTCTATTGCCCAGGATAATGTGTTTGTAAGTCAGATCGTAGAGAGCGGCAAGTCCGTCCGATTGGAGTTTGAGACGGGTTTGCTTGCCAAATGGTCCATCGCAGCCTGGTCTGATGCCGCCGAGGGAGATAAAGCCAACGTGCTGGGCACGGGACTGGTGGTGAGCTATCTCTAACTGGCAGATTCGTCGAGCAGTGCTGGAGGATTGGTTCCCTTTCCTCGATTGCTGGAGAAAATTTCAACAAACCCCTGACGCCAAGCAGGTGGAGGGCACCGAAGATACGGTCAAAGCCCTCTTTCAGATGTCCCTGGTGGCCCCCATCGTCTGCATTTTGCTCCTCTGGGAGGAGAATGTGGTGCGAGGGTTCGCCATTCTGACCGAGAACTCTGCTACCCGGGTCGACCCCACCACCGGAACGGTGGGAATGGTCATGCACGGGTTCGTGAGAGGGATTCACATCCAACAAGGAGTCCCCCTTCGGCACAGCCTGGCGATGGAGGCGACCATTTGCGCCTGGGGCCGAGAGAGGAAGCACCCTTTCTTGACCGGATGGTGCTCGGAAGAGTATTTTGAGAGGGCCCAGAACCCCTACAAGCGGCTGGGCTGGCACAAATCCCACATCGTAGTGGCAAAACAACTGTAGGAGGTGAGAAAAATGGGTGGAGGTAGCGACGGTGGCACCGAAATCATCAATCCCCCTATCCGCACGGATGCGCCTCTGCAGCCCGAGTTGACTAACGCCGGCCGGGCTCAGCTTGCGGCCAACGACCAATTCAACATCTGGGGGGCAGGGTTCCGTTTGACCCCGCAAAACCCGTTTGGGCAGGTTTATATGCCAGGGCCGAACCAAACTATCTTCGGAAACCCTTATAATCAAGCCAACGCCGCCCCCTTCTTCGGCCAAAGTGCTGGTGCGCCTCAGAATGTGGGTTTCAATTCCCAGTTGGGGTATCCTCAGAACGTTCAACAGGCCGCAAATCAGGCTATGCCTCCCAACGGACAACAGGTTTTGGCCCCGTTTCAGCAGTTTTTCCCTGGGATTATACCTCAATTTGGGGTTCCACAGGCCTATGGCCAGGGTCAAAACGCGGGTTCTGGTCAGCCTCAAGGGGGCCAGAACAGTCCTCAACAAGGCCAGCAGCAAGCTCCGCAGCAACAAGGGAACTGGGCTTTCACTCCTCAGCAGGGGCAACAACAGCCACAGGGGCAACAAAACCAGAGTAATTCTCAATCTCAGCAAGGCTCCTCGCAGCAGCAACCCCCTCCCCCGGTTCAAGCGCAGCCGCAACAGCCTCAAATGAGCCCTCAAGAACAGGCTTTGCAGCAGCAGTGGATTAATTCTGTGCTGTCTGCGGGAGGTTCGTTGCCGACGAATTACCAGAACGGAGTGTTCACCTAATGGCCAGCGCACCAAACTTCGGTTTCGCCGACATCAACAACACCAATAATGCTCCGGTCGACACCAGGAACAATTTCCTTTCGGCCAACTACACCGCCCCGTATTACAACGCGACCGGCGTGGCGGCTAACGTGGGCACCATGCTGGGTCAGGCAGCTCCAGGCGCGGCCTCGTTCCTTCAGGACATGTTCAACCCCAGCCTCAATGCGTTCGAGCAATCCTACCTCGGCGCTGGACTGGGTAATGCCCTGACCACTCAGGAGCAGGGATTCAACCGCCAGGAGGCCCAGTTCGAAAACACCCCCTTCCACAGCGGATTGAATCAGGCTCAAGGCGATGTCATGAATCAGACCAGCCGGGACCTGCTCTCCACTGCCGGGCAAATGGGTATCCAACGAGAACAACTCGCCGGCTCAATGGTGCAATACCCCTTTGAAGGATCTCTACAAGCTGCTATGGTAGCTCCGCAGATGTCGGAGCGGATGTACAATCTGGCCAATAACGCTTTTAGCCATCCTCAGCAAACCGCGATGCAAGTCTGGAGCGGAGTTCCGGTGCCATCGCCGGCCGTCATCACAGGGCAGGGCGGTGGGGGCGGCAAAAGCATCATCTAAGGAGGCACAATGAGTCAGGCTCAACAGACCCAGGTCATGCACCAACAGCAACAAGGAGGCCGAGGAGGGGGACTACTGCGAACCCTCCTTCGGCCTTTCATGCCCGAAGTGGCTGCCGGCCTGGATGTGGCCAGCGGGTTGCTCCACGGGGACCCCTCGGCCGCTGTAGGCCAGGCTGCCAAAATAATAAAAAAAAATAACGAGGGTGGTGAAAAGGCTCCTCAAGAGGAAGGCGGCATTACCCCGGGAAAGGTTCCGCAGGTCAACCCCATTACCCCTCCCGATGGCCAAGCTATGGCCATGGCCGGCGAAGAGGCCAACCCCAATGAACCGGAGCCGGACGGAGATCAGGATGACTTCACGCCGGAGCAGATGCAATCCCTGCAAATGATCTCTCAGCAGTTCCCGGGCCTCGATGGAGAGTTGCAGGCTGACCCTGGCCTCCTTGACGGGGCTGGTAATCTGGTCAGTAAGTTGAACCGCTACTACAAACAGCAGCGGCAGCGGTCTCCACAACAACTGATGGCGTAAGGAGGAATCATGGCAGTTCCCAGTGCACCCAAACCCAACCAGTCCAGCAAAGGCGGGCCCAAAGACACCAATCACATTGGTGGTATGAAGGCCGAGGCGAAGCCCAAAAAGCCCAACCTCGTCGCCTCTTACAAAAAGTAACCAGCGAGTCGAAGGAGGAGTTATGGATAGACTACCAGAGGAGAATGGGGATGATCCCCAAGGCCTGACCCGTCAACCTGCGGTCTCCGCCCCTATGCAGGGCGTGAGCACGGATTCTGCCATGGCCCTCCTTCGGCGCGCTGCCGATTACGGCCAGGCCCGGAAGGGCAATGTAACCAGCCCGGAGATTGAGGCCAACAAACAGGCCATGGCGGCCAACTCCGAGGCCATCCACGCCTTGAAGTATTCCGTGCACGGTATTCCCGAAGGCATCAACCACGTCGATGAGCTGGAACGTCTGAAGGGGCTCATCAATACGAACCAGGCGACGGCCAATGACCTGGACAACTTCATCACTCTGGAACAGTTCATGAAAGAGCAGGCTGCTCGCACCGAGGGAGGAGCCGATCATGGAGCGCATCAGCCAGGAACTGCTCCAGCGCCTGTTTCAGCGGGGCCGGAGAAGTCAGAAGTTCCGCCTCCCGCAGGAGCTGCCCGCAGTGTGCGTAGTCAATCTTCGGGTGCAGGTCAACCGGCTGGTGGACCTCGTATGGACCGAGGCCAAGTATCCTCGCCCCGAGTACAACCTGCTGCCCGTGCGGGAGGGGGTGCACGTGGACCCCAGCCGGCGATGGAGGAGAAGCCTGCTGCGAAACCTGCCGTAAAGGGTAAAGCCTCGTCGGGCAATATGGGCCCCACGATGGAACAGCTTCAGGCCCCGAACCCTTACAAGAAGCCTGCTTCGGCCCCTCGGATGTCTGAGGTAAAAGACGGGAGTGTGAAAACTTATCATACTCCTTCTGACAAGCCTGCCGGATTCCAACTCAGTTCTGGCAATTATGCTTTTGAGGCCGGCGACCGGGAACACAACATGCGCAAAGCCTATCAAAGCGGTGACCGTGAAGGGGGCCGCCTAATGGTGGAGTATACCGGGGCCAAACACCCTGCAGCAGCAAGAATGGCGGCAGCAGAGGAAGATAGCGGCCGGATAGAGGTTAACCTCCCCAAGATTGTTCGCACGGGGGGAGGGCCCTACGCAGGCGGAGTTATCCTGGGAGAGCTGAGCCAGGCGGCTGGTAGGGCTGGTCTAAAAGCTAGTCAGCGCGTAGGGGCGGGAATGGAGACAGCGGATGCTATGCTCAATCGCCC